CTAACGCGCCCCCCCGAGGGGGCTTGTTCTCGTTCGTTGTGTTCGGTTCGGTGGTTTGCTCGCCCCCCGCATTTCGAGTAAGTATCTCTGGCTGCCGGATGTTTGACATGTGGACGGTCACCATTCTCATTTGTGACGTTTGGACGCTGCACAGTTGCCCGAAGGCAGACTGCTCTACCCTCGTTCCCGAGTGTTCTTCCGACCATCTGCAAATGATGATGCGCGCTTGCTTCTCTCAATTGTGTTGGCATGTTAGTCCTTGCGAATCCCCTGGAGGATTGCTAGCCCGATACTTATCAGGAGGATGTACCAGGCGGCGACGATCATACGACTGTTCCGAGTCCTGGTGTTCTTGGTTTGAACATGATGATTCCGTCGGGGAGCAGCTGCGGGAACTCTGGAAGGTCTGTGATTGGGTACAGGCGGTAGTCCTTGATTGTCCAGCAGTCGCCGTGAATGGGTTGGTCGTATGCAATTACTTCGTGGCCTGTAATCCATCCTTGAATCAAGACTCGGTTCTCACGCACTTTTGCGAAGATGAAGTTGTGGCTCGGGTCGTCTCGAGCGCGGATCACAAGTGTTGAGTCTGCGTTCTCTGTTGCTCTGACTTGGTACTCAAGTACGTCGAATCCGTTTGCGTTGCGTTCCCATTGCCATTGAACGCCCAACAGTTTTGAGACGGCGACTTCTGCGATTGAGCCTGTGATGTGGGACTGCCACCATCGTTGCAGGTGGTATGGAGTTTTGTCCCTGGGTGGTTGACCGCTAAACATGGCGTCGAGACGGTGCTCAATTCCTCCGGTACAGGCAAGGCGCATCTCGTCTTTTGTGAGACTGATTCGGACTAGTTCTCTCATTGAACTTTGCCTTGCCGACCGAGACGCGCTGCAATCATGTCTAGATCTCTTGGTCGCCAGCAGTGGTATTCGGTTCCTGCATTGATGAGGCACCGCGCATACTTTTCTTGTTCCGCGCTCAGTTTTCCGTCAGCTGCTTTTAGTTCGCAGAAGATGACGCCTCGAGAAGGGATAGATGTTGAGACCAGAACTAGATCGGGGAATCCGTTGCCGTCTGACCGCCAGACTCCAGGGCGAGGCGATGAGGGTGAGGCATGGAATACGAGCCATTGTTGCATCCGCGCAAGTTTGATGACTTGGTCTTGGAATATCTTTTCTGAGACGGTCATCGGGAGTCTTTTCCCAGAAGGAATCCACACATGAACAAACTGACGCACATGATGAGCAGGGTTAGCACGTCAGCCATTAGAAGGTACTTTCTGGATTTCGGCCTTTGCGCCAATGCGGAAGTGCTCTTTCAAACATCCCGAAAGCAACAATGGCATATTCTCTTGTTTTCCATTCGTCGCTGTATAAAGCGTTTTCTAAATGTTCGGCAAGGTCTGCTGCCATGATTTGCCATTTATCGCGCTCATCAGCGGATTTGAGTGCTTGTCTCATAGCATCTTCAAGTGTTACCACCGTAGGAAATGCCTTGTAGAACGCTTTTGTCATTTCTTGCGTATCAAGTTCTGTCACAATGTCTTCTTCCATTAGAACGCCTCTTCTGGTTCTTCTTGCGGTGCGGGTGCGCTCTTGAGGGTGTCGATGTATTGCGACGCTTCGCGCTTAGTCATGCCTTGGAGGTTTGCCGGTGGAACTTTGCCCATTGACTTACAGACCGCGCGGATCATGTTCTGTTGCTTCTCTGACGCAAGGTCTGATGGTTCGGTAATGCGGGTGTCTCCCGACATTCTTTGAACTTTTGACATCTCTTCGCGCGACGGGCGTTTCGTCCAATCGGTTGACGAGGCAAAGTCGCAATCTGCTAAGGCTCTGCCGATTGCGGATGTGGCTGCGTTCTCGATGTGGCTTGTCTTGTTGACGTTGCTTGACCCGCGTATTTCTTCGGCAAAGTCGGTTGCGACGGGGCGGTCATCTTCACGATCGACATAAATGTCGGCCTGGACAATGACTCGGTCACCTTCAAATGTGATGAGTTTTGTGATGACTCGTCCTTCGGGGTGTTTCTCCCAGAACCGCGCAAGGCGCGAGGCAACTGGTTCGTAATCCTCAATGCTCATACTCCGTCCTCCAGAACAATCAGAACGGCTGCAGGAATCATTGTCAGAACTAACTCTGAATACTTGCGATTGTCGTTCGGGTACAACTTGTCAAAGTCCAATGCCATGTGCATAGCCAGAGTGATTGTGCGGCGACCGTAAAGGTCTTGTAGTTCCTGACTCATTTCTGGTCAACAATCCACTCGATGACTTGCTTGAGTTCGTCGTTGTTGTTGTTAACGATGTTTGTGACGCTTGGGTGACGCAACTTCTCTGCTGAGTTACGCATTGTCATAATCAAGGCAATTGCCTGACTGACTGTTGAGCCTTCGTCGAAGCGCATCTCTCCGTCAAGTTTGACTGACAGATTCATGAGACGCGCGATGATCTCGTCGGTTGTTAATTCCATAGTGTTTCCCTCACTTGTTGCTATTTGCTTTTACGGACAATACCGCATCCGCGCTTCCATCTTGCAACATCCTTGTGTCGTGACTTGCAGATGAACGCCTGTAAGGATTTCTGCCCTTTGAGACATCCCCATCCCCAAGGCCCGACGCGCCAGACTTTTGTTCCGTCTGGGTTGATGTGGCTTTTGAATGCGATTGCGTCTGCGACCTTGACTTGTTGCGCGGGGGTCTTACCTTTTGCGCTCGAGGAGTCTGACCATGTCTTCCAGGTGCCTCGGTAGATGCCAAGACCGCCCGTGTATGAGCGCGTTGAATGTTTCCAGTTTCCGCCAGTTTCACAACGCGCAAGGCCGTCGTAGTAAGCGTCTGGCAGGACGCCGTTGTATTTGCTGAAGGTGTCGCGCTGTGCAGCTGCGAATGCCGGAGCAGGAATGGATATTGCGGTGATGAGGGCGATTGCCATGATTCTCTTAATCAACCTTTTCAACTTCTGTAATCGAAGCGAACATCATCCAGGGAGCCTGCCTTCTGGCGACTGTGACTTTGACGATCTCTTCTGTTGCCGAATCCGTGAAGATTTGGACGAGGGTTAGTTTGTCCTTAGACCATAACGGCATATAGCCCCACGAGGGAAGCATCAGTTGCGCCAGTAGCGGTTGACGACCTTGAAGTAAGCCCATGAGACGAGCCACCCATAAGTGAAATAAATGAGTTTGTCCTGGTGGTTCATAGCGGTTTCCCTTCGCTGTAAGTGTCCTGATGTTGTAACACAAGGAAGAGTCTGGGTGGCGGATTCGACCTCGGAACCAATGAGGGAAACACAGTTAGTCCCGAGGTCTAGCGCGAAGAGGGTGATTTCTTCGGGCGATTTAAGGCTTGGGCAATGCCCGCCAAGCGGCTTCGAAGGCTTCTGCGGATTGCTTTGCCATTTCAAAGTGCAGCCAATTTGGGTTGCCTTGATACGAGCCTGCATTGTCTGTTGCGGTGTAGATCTTGACCCCTGTCTTTCCTTCGCCCCTCGAGCATCGGTAGCCCGCGCCGTACTCGCCGTATGCATACCAATGCAGTTCGCACAGTCCCAGGGCTTTTGAGTTGGCAAGGAACCAGTCCCACATTTCGCGCGCTTGCGCTTCGTCTTTGTACTGGATGTCAGCTGCGTAGCCGGTGGCATGAACGGATAGACCTGCATTGTTTCGCATTGGGCGATTGGCATATGTCCCGAGGGACTTTGTTCCCCAACGTGCTTTGCACAATTCAACAAGTTTTGCCGTGACGGGTTGTGTCCCTTTGCCGTCCCACGATGGGTAGTACGGATAGACACGATTAGTCATCTTTCTTGTCCTTGTCTTGTTGGTGGCCCTTGAGCCCGTTCGAAGCGAGGAGCCCCGCCAAAACGCCTGACATAGTCAAAGTCAGCGGTGACAATATCTTCCAGGCTTCAGCATCGTTCGGTGCTTGCTCGAGAGGCTGTGTCACAAAGAGAAGTCCGTACAGAAGTACGAACACGGTGCCGACGAATGCAATTGAAATTGCCAGTCCGACAATCAGGATGAGTCGTCCTTTGATTTCTTCGTTAGAGAGTCTTGCGCGAAATTTCATGAGCAACGTCCTTCTGGGGCGATGGTGGTGGTTGTTGGGATTGGAAATTCGGTTGTCCGAGTCATGACTTGGTTCTTGGTTCGTGGGCAGTTGACGCGTTCACGATCAGAGCAAGCGGTGAGTGACCCCAAAAACACCAATAGAATCAGGCTTTTACGCATTATTTGCGGTATCCATATACGGTGATTGTTCCGCCAGTAATGGTTCCCGATGATGGCAAGATTTGGATTCCCGTGTAAGCCGTTGAGATTTGGTGCATTCCTGATCCCGTTCCTGTGTAGCCAGTTGAAATTTGCATGAGGGAAAGATTTGGGAAAAGAGTATGAGTAGCAAAGTTGGGGTTTACTACGTCAAATACTGTTCCGAACTTGTCACCTGTTCCGGTACCAATCAGGACACCAGTTGTTTGTGCAATACCTTTTGCCGAGGTAACGGTTCCAACTGTCATGTCAATGAGCGTCACGCCGTAGTTGTAGCCACTGCTGGCAGGGTTTACTCCATCGTGCATTTTGGCGTACATCGAAGTTGCTGAAGTATTGCCACTCATGGTCAAGTTGCTGATAACGACACGGTATGAGTCGTAAGTTGAGGAAAAGACGCCCAATAAGCTGATGCTGCTGACACCTGCGTTTGCAGTAGCCGAGGCTGTTCCCGCTGACACACTTCCGTTTGTTACCGATGACGGAACAATCGCGACTGAACCTGAGTTAGCAAGGTAAGTGTTGGTATCTGAAGCCGTGAGGATTTGCCCTGATGTGAATGTTTGTATTGCCATGTTCTGTCTCCTTTAGAAACTGAGAAGGTTGTTGTCGAGCGTTCCGAAGATTGCGTCGTTAAGGGTTAAGTATTGGTTGCCGTCCGTACTCTCAAAAGTGTACGAAACAATGTGAGACCCTGGAACGATTCGGTGTTCAATTCCTGACGTGATCAGGGTCTGCGATTCTGTGAGCGGGGTTCCGGTGTTGTAATCCTTCTGGACAGTCACAATTGACGTGAGGTCGATGGCAAAGATCGTTGACCATTGCGCGGCTGTAAGTGCTGCAAGTTCGCATGAGACGCCAGTGAAGCGGACGACGGGGTTGCGGTATTTGCCGAGAAGGTACGCGCCGAGACCGTTGACTTCTGTTGTTGTTGAGTTGAGCAGATTGAGAAGGTTGTAGTTCTGCGCCTGGTACAAGGAGATTGACGTTGAGTCGGAGTTGGTCTGCGCCGCGCCTGCGGGTGATTGCGTCACGATGTAGTTGTAGAGAAGTTCTGATCCGTATTGGTTGACCAGGCTCATGTACGGGATGCCTGTGCCGTCGGTCGTAAACGACGCGCCTGCGACAGGGTTGAGAACGCTTGACCTGCCCTTAAAGGTGAGGGTTCCGTCGGCTGAGGTGTAGAGGTAGCCCTGTTCGGAGGTGTTGACTTGCTGAAGATAGTTGAGGACGTTTGTGTCCTGAGAGACCGCGTAAGCCCCGAGAGTAGAGGTTCCTGTACCGATAGACCTTGCGCCTTGGTAGTTGATTTCTGGACGGTCTAGAACGGTGCTGACGCGAACTCCTGAGGTCTCGGCGGACGGGGTAAAAGCGTTG